AGTAGTTTAGTAGCTGATGTTCTGAACCTACAATTACTCGTCTTCCATCAGCTCCGATTATGAAACCAATACCTGTCTTCATCTTGTTAGTGTTGAACTCTGACAGTAGTTGATCTTTAAGTTCCTTAAGCTTAGGGAACGCTGCTTTGAACTTAGCATCTGCTTCTTTACCAGCCTTAGGTGACTTTAGGCCTGTGACAACCTCACCAAGCTTCGACATACCTGCCCCAAAGAGGTAGGCATATATGAATGACTTAGCCACTGAACGTGACACCCCAAGGATAGCAGCGTTACGTGAGTGAGCATCAGTACCATCAGATTCCTGACCTACTACTACTGAAGCTGTAAAGGTATCGTCACCCATATAATGTGCAAGTCCTCTGAACTGATTACCAGCTGAGTCAGCACCTACAAGCCTGTGACCACGTTCACATGTAAGAAGTGATCTTAGTTCTTTACCATACTTGGCATGAACTCCGGGGATGTTAACTATACCTCGGTGTCTACATCGGAATGAAGGAGTTCCAATAGTGAACATATCACCATGTAACCTACCATCACCCCAACGTGCAACCATCTCAATCCAGTTATCAACCATAGACAGACGTTGACGTAACATGTAGTAGTCACTAATCATTGAACCAACGATACCCAGAGGCTCTAAGGAGCTGTCTGTGAGCTTTGGTGACATCTTGAGCCACTTACCTGCCACCTTCTTGAACGTCCAGTCATCAGGCTTCCACCCTATGTCGGTTAGGTATTTCTTAACAAGTATAAGCTGACCTAAGCGTACCTCAGCAAACTCAATCCTTGAGAAGGGTCCAGTGATGAATCCCTCAGAAGCCTTGGTGTTAGGGTCTAAGTCATACCAATCAGTGATGGCTTTGTAATAGTCACCGTTCTTCTTGACAATCTTATCAACCTCTTTAGTACCCTTAAGTACACACACAGAACCTAGGTCTGGTTCTAGTTCATCTTCAATAGCATGTAACTTCCATGTAAGGTCACGCTTAAGTATCTCAGCCTTCTTCATGTTGAACAACCAACCCTTGGCTGTGATCTCTGCGTTAACCTGTGCAAAGTCATGCTCAAGGTTCAGAGCTTGCTTAAACTCAGGTCTTGCTTTGATCTGTATAGAGGCTTCTTTGGAAAGCCTACGATACACTAACGTGTTTAATGTAACGTCCTGTTTACAATATGCCAACATCTCCTGATTGTAGTTAGTCCAATCGTTGTAGTCTCCCTTTGGATACTTGAAGAACTCACCCCAACCTGCCAGTCCATGCCTGTGTGAACGTTGGAACATACACAACTGTGACATGATAAGAGTATCCCATATCTTCTGAGACTCTCTGGGTTCCCAGTTAAGGAGTCTTTTAAGTACTGGTAGATCATAGCCAATGATGTTGTGTCCGGCTATCAGATCAGCTTCTAGGAGCTTCTGGAGACCTTCAGCCAATGAGGGTAGGGCTTCATCATAGTCAGAGTAAGAAAAGACTTCTTCTGTTTCTATATCTTGCATAACAAGACACCATATTGTGTCAACTTCGGGGATAAGACCATTAGTCTCTAAGTCCCATATCAGTTTAGTCATATTGTAGTCCTCCAAAGACTATTGAGCAGTTTATAGTGACCATGCTCAGGTCTATTGTTTAAGGTACTTCACATCCTCCGCCACCACATGCAACCTCAGCACTCAAATCAGTCTCGTCTGCAGACTCAATTATGTTACCTAGGTTGATTGATGTAAGTGAACTCTCCATCATGTTGTAACGTTCTTCTGTTATATCTTCAAATGGTGCTTGTATATATGTACCACCGTTATAGGGTAGCACAGCTATACCATTAAAGGTATTACGGTTCTTCCACATCCATTCTCCTACTAATTCCCATTCATCTTCTTTGACAGAGATGGTACAGGATACATTGTGTGAGTTCTGACCCTCTATGTGCCCTTGTGCTACCCATTCAGTGTTAAATCTACGTACCCTGTCAAGTAACTCAATGGGGCTCTCAGTACGCAGAATGGAGCCTTCAGGGGCCTTCTGTGGAATCTCAATTACTGCCTGCGATTGTGGGTTGAAGTATTCGTCTTCCACAAGTTCCGGATGGTTCTCCAAGAAGTACTTGTACAACGCTTCGTTCTTACCAATACGTTGTCTTCGGATGTAGTAATCATTGTGCCAAGCATGTATACCGGAAGAACTGCCAAGGACGCAGCTACTAGTGCCGCTAGGCTTAACAGTAGTACATCTAGCAGCAGGATTGATACCCATAATGTTAGAAACACGTTTATTCTCTTTAACAACTTCACCTGCTGCCTCCTTTAAGTCATAGTTTAAGATGACACCGGAGCCAATACCTGTCATACCAACACCAATCAGTGCGTCCTTCTCAGTAGTCTCACGCCAGATGTCCCGTAAGTAGTGGAAGTCTGTGTAACCTGCCTGAAGAGTACCTATAAAGGCTGCTGCTCTGGCTCTTTCGTTAAGATCTTGTTGAGATGTGATGTCTGATACGTTTAGCTCACATAAATTACAGAATTGGTATGGTCTGAGGGCTATCTCGCAGCATGGATTCGTGCCCCAGTCCTTATCATTACTGAAGTATACTCCGGGTTCACCTGAACCTGACAGCTCTATACGTTCCCACAGCTTCTGGAACTCACCTGAGGTGATCTTATGACGTAGCATTACTGCTGAGTTGTTGGATCTGCCCCGTTGAGGGTTAGCAATGTACCATTCACCAGCTTTACAGCCTAACATGTCGTCATCATCCATAGAGAATAGTGAAATCATAGCTGCTCTGCGTATACCACCTGTCAGCACTGCATCAGCAATGTAACACATGATGTCATGAACCTCTAATGAGGTCAGATTACGTCCAATTGCAGTGTCAAGGACACCTCGGATGTGGTGAATACAGTCTTTAAGTGGTTGAGGTCCGGGAGCCTTGCCGCCTGTGGTGATTAAACGTGCACCTTTAGGTCTGACATCACGATAATCAAGGTCAACATCCATAGCACCTTTGAAGTACGCCTCAACAAGTACCTTAATGGCATCTGCCCAACCTTCAATGTTGTCTGATACAAGGAACCTGCGTGTACGCTTCTTAGGTCCTACGACTTCTGGTAGCTTACGTATATGATGTCGCTGTACAGAATAACCAACACCAGTACCTCCAAGTAGGAGAAACATAGTCTCAGAGAACGCTTCTACGTCCTCAACAGGGAGATAAGCACAGTTATAAATACGATTAGGGGCAAGCTCAATAGGAGTGCCACCAAACTGTAACGAACGCATTGAAGGAAGTGACTTCTTGTCGTATACGAAGGAATAAGCAGCTTCAATCTCATCAAAGAGCTGAGGGTACTTCCGTTGGTGCATCTCTTTGTTTCGTGAAACCAGCTCATACCATGACTCCCTTCGGGATTCCTTTGGGATGTACTTGGCGTACTTTGAGAAGATGGTTATGTCTGATAGAATTTCATTTGACTTGTTCACTGATTGTCATTCTCCTTGTGTATGTGGTCAGCTATAGCTTCATCTACCCTTAGTTTGGATAGTGCGTCTATAAGCTGAGTTAAGTTGTCTAGCTCTTCATTGTCAAGTACATACTGCAGTAGGTAAGGTTGTCCCTTGTCATACTTAATTACTATAGCCTTAAGCCATGTCTTTGTGTCAAATACCATCAGGTTAACCTCCCATTGAGTAGTGCCTGTCGAAGGCTTTAGTTATTTCTCTGCAGAAGATTGATCTTACAATGTCGTCTGGATTGTTAAAGTCAGTGACACCGATGTTATCGGATACTTCTGGCAGTGCTGTGTCTTTGTGCATATCAATGATAAGTTTAAGACCAGACTTAGACCCCAGTCGTGCCTGTGGTATGTCGCCACAGATAACAACCTTAGAGTCCTTACCTATTCGTTTGAGGAACATCTCAATCTCTTTAGGTGTGGTGTGTTGTGCTTCATCTAATATAACAAATGAGTTGTCAAAGGTTCTGCCTTGCATGTACTCAAATGGTACTACCTGAATATTACCAGCCTGTAACGCTTTCTCGAAGTTACCATTAAGGTGCTTACGTAATATGTCAGTATAAGGGGTGATCCAAGGTGCCATCTTGTCGAGTTCTTCACCCGGAAGGAATCCAATGGACTTTGAATCGGATACATTAGGTCGGCATAGGACTATACGGCTGTCTCTGTTGTCAATCATAAATTGAGCAGCACATGTAGACGCGATATATGTCTTACCCGAACCTGCAAAGCCTGTACCTACGGACACTACGTTGTCATCTATTGAGTTTATGTAGTGTGACTGGTTCTGCGACAAGGCCTGTAGGCCCAACGAATTACTAGGTACCTTCTTCTTCCTTTGAGGCTTCTTCAACGTCTGGTTCTCCGACTATTAGTTGTATGCTGATTTGTAGGCCATCATCTGCTGCTTTCTCAACAGCTTCTGTTACCGCTTGGTAAAGGTTACCTTCAAGATCCATGTGGTACTTAGATTCAATCCAGAAGGCGTATAACGGGTTTAACATGAACAGCACCACTGAAGTTAGTACTGCCAGTGCTGAGGCTAACCATATGACATCTGTTATTAATTCTATCAACTAAAGAACTCCTTGTATTTAGTAGTGGGATATGAGGCCCCTGTCAGTGTACCAACTACATCATCTTTGACAAACTTAACAAGTACTGGTATATGACGTATATGGAGTGACTTGGCCAGATCCATACCTCCATCTTCTTCGATACTTAGTACTTCATACTCTAAATTCTCAGCGTCTAGCCGCTTCTTTAACATACTACATGCTGAGCAGCTACTGCCTGATAACATCTTAATCATTATTCACCTCTGTCTAAGTATTCTAATTGTATTTGTAAGCAGTGTATAGCCTTTGTTATGTCCTTACGGTGTGTACCTTTCTCTCTGGTCAGGTACTTACCTACCTTGGTGTATATAGCTGCACGTAAGCCCTCATATCCAAAGTTAAGGAATGTAGCCTCCAGTGGCTGTACACCTTGTTTCTTGTAGTGATTACCATCTACC